CCGACCAGTTGCAAGGGCGGCACGCCGCCGGCGCCGAAGAAATTCGCCGCATGGCTCTCCATGGCAATCGCCAGCCCGATGGCGTTCTTCAAGCGCTCGACCGGATCGTAATGGGCAACGCCATCGACGCGCAGCATCCAGGGGATGTCGATGATCTCGGCCGCCGCATAGACCCTCTCGATATTCCCCTCGCGGTAGACATAGCGGGTCCGCCCCTCGCGGCGTATGACCGTCACTTTCAGCGGATCGAGCGGCCAGAGATTGATGATCCGGCGGGCGATATTGCGCTCGATGAAGGTGAAGGCGCGGCCCGAGAGCAGCACGTTCTGCATGGCGAGCTTGCGCCAGGCGAAAGAGCTCGTCTCCTCATTCACATCGTCATGGAGGATGGCATGCAGGGGATCGCTGGAGGCGATCTTGCGGCCCTCCCCATCCCGGGTGAAGAGGTCGAGCGGCAGCGCGGCAAGCGTCGATGAGATGAAATTGACCGCCGCCCAGACCGCCGGCACGCCGAGCGCGGTGTCGCGCGAGACATGGACGCCGGCGGCCGAGGCCGGCCAGGCGCTGAAGACGCTCGCCCAGACCGCCGCATCCGAGAGCGAGACGGACGGGTTCTCCAGCGAGCGGCGCTCCTTGAGCCTTGCCTCGATCTCGGCGTCAAGGCTTTCGCGCGTATGGACGATCAGCTCGCTCATGCCGCCCCCAGCCTGTAATCGGGGTTCTCCCAGGGCGAGGTGACGGGCAGCGCCGCGTCCGGGTTGAGGCTCATCAATTGCACCGCGTTGAAGGCCGCGATCAGCGGGTCGATCTTGGCCTTGCCCGCACTCTGCTTGGTGATCAGGATCGCATTGCCGCGCTGCTCGGTGCGGGCATTGCCCACCACCCAGGCCATCATCGGCTGGCCGGAATGCCAGAGCGTGCCATCCTTCAATTTGCGCTCCATGCCCCAGGCCGCCGGCGAGAGGCGATAGCCTTGCGCGATCGCCTTCAGGCAATCGTCGGGCACGCCGCGCGAGACGATCTCATCGACCAGCATGGTGACGCCCGCCGGATCGAGGCCGACGCCGGCATCCTCGGGGAGAAGCCCGGCGCCCCGGACCCGCTCGACAATATCGGCGACGCCGGCAAGGTCCTCGGTCGCGCTCTTGCACAGCGTGAGATCGCCCTGGGCCTCGAAATCGCGGAGGCGCTCAGCGATATCGGCCCTCAGCTCCAGCACGTCCTCCTGGACCCAGGCATGGCTCCAGAGCAGCCAGTCGCGGCTCGCCTTGCAGCGCCCGAGGACGGCGAGCCCTAAAAGATCGTCGAGCCCGCCGCCATCGATGCCGATCGTGGCGACTTCGGAGCGTGCGAGCAGCGCATCGAGAGTGAGCGAGATGTCGGCGGCCTGAAGCCAGAAATCCGCCCCGCGCCAGCGGTCGGAATGGAGCGCCAGCCCTATTTCGACATTGAGGTGCTGCGAAGCCCAGCGCCGCTCCTCGGCCTCGCCCTTCTCGCGGGCGGCCTGATAATCGGCGATCAACCGCTCGATGGTGATCGAGCGCCCGAGATTGGGCAGCACCATCGGCCAGTTCTTCGGGTCCCGCCAGGGCTTGGATTTATCCGTCTGCATCGCCTCGGGGAACTCGTAAAGGATCGGCAGCATGCGCACGCCCTCAGTGATCCGCCCGTCGCGCACGCCGCGGGCATATTGCAGCTCGGCCTTGAAGACGCCGGCGGGCGGCTCATCGCTCTGGGTGGTGATGAACAGAAGAAGGCTTTCCGGGTTCGGCAACAGCCCGCCCCTGATCTGGCCGATGACGCGGCTCGCATAGGAGAAGGCCGACATCACATGCAGCTCGTCGACGATCACCATCACGGGCTTGGCCCCGGTCATCACCCGCATGTCGAAGGTCTTGATCTTGAGTTTGGCCCCATTGCGCCGGTCGTGAATGGTCTTCAAATGCTCCTGGAGCTGGAAGCGCTTCGATAGATACTCATCCGCCGCGACCATGCCGGAGGCCTGCTGGAAGGCGAGATCGGCTACATCCTGGGTTGGGCCGACCAGCAGCATCTCGGCGCGGGGGCGCTCATTCATCAGCATCGCCGTCACCGCGATCGCCGCCCCGCCGGTGGTCTTGGAGTTCTTCTTCGGCACCAGCGCGAAAATCTCCGACACCGCCCGCGCCCCGGTTGACGCATCAAGCGAGCCGAAGGCCGCCCGGACGATGTCGCGGAACCACTCGCCCGCCGCCGTCTCCATCGCCGGCTGCTCCGGCACATCGGGCAGGCGCAGCTTGTTGAAGATTTTGACCGCCCGCTCGGCTTGCGCTCTGTCGATCGGCAGATCGGGCACGAGGGACCGCCCGGCCTTCAGGCGCTGGATCCAGTCCGGGCAGGCGAAGTCCCAGGTCAATGGAGGAGCTCGCCCCATTCGCTGCCCTCATGCGCCGTCTGCGAATTGCGCAAGAGCGCTTCCCAGTGATCGGCGTTCATCTCCTCATCTCCCACCCAAAGTGAGAGTTAGTGTTAAGTCGGTTGCCCTCCCTTATAGAAAAACTGTCAGTGACAGTTTCCCGCGTTAGGGGGGCATCGTTGCTAACACTAACTCACATCGACAGACCGAAATCGCCCGCACACGGCTGCCTATTGTCCGCGGCGGCCAGATTGACCACGCTGCCCTCATGGCCTGAGAGGAAGCGGAACCACTCGCCAGGGGCCGCCGCCATTGCCGCTTGCTCCGGGACATCTGGCACGAGGGATCGCCCGGCTTTGAGGCGCTGGATCCAGTCCGGGCAGGCGAAGTCCCAGGTCAATGGAGGAGCTCGCCCCATTCGCTGCCCTCATGCGCCGTCTGCGAGGCGCGGAGCAAGGCTTCCTTCTTGCCGAGCTTTTCCGGTTTGGGCGCCGGCGGGATGGCGTCGGCCTTGGCCGAGAGCGCGAGAAACGCCTTCGCCGCCGCCACGCTCCCCCCGATCGCCGCCGCATAAAGCGCCTGGATCACCGCCGCGCGCGTGACCGATTTGCCCTCATTGAGCTCCGGCAAAAAATAGGTCCGGAGCGTCCTCTCCGAGCAGCCGATCGCGTCGGCGATCTCCTCGCGCTCCATGCCGCCGCCCCGGAGCACCGCGACCTTCTCTCGCAACTCGTTGCTCACCTTCAGTTTTTTGCGCCCCCTCGGGTCCTTGGGCTCGCGCCAGGGATCCCCGAGCAGGTCCGTTGCGCCGCCCGTCCCGTCGCCGGGGGCGGTCTCATCCTCGAAATTCGCGGTCACGGAAAAAAAATCTCCGAATGGCTGAGGGCGCCGGTCTAGCCGGAACGCCGCCGAAGTTTTGTACCCACCCCCTGGTGGTTGATCGTCAGCGGGCCGCGCGCTCGAGGCGCTGCTTCTCGCCGTCATGGCAGGCCTTGCACAAGGTCTGGAACGGCCCGGCCCAGAACTGTGCCGTATCGCCCCGATGCGGCTCGACATGGTCGCAAACGAGCCGCGCGGTGTTGCCCTCGACCTTCCCGCAGATCGCGCAAAGGTAGAGATCGCGTGCGAAGATCCGCAGACGCAGCTTCTGCCAGCGCGCCGTCTTATAGAGCCGGCGCGTGGCCTCATCTGCATCGCGCGCCCGGTCGCGGGCACGCTCCAGCGCCTCGCGACCGACATGGCTCACGCGAGGGCGCACGGGCGCAAGCCGCGGCTTCACGGTGCTCAGCCGGCTCATGGGGCTCATCAAGATCAAGGGCAAACAAAAAGCCGCTCATCGGCTGACAAGCGGCGGGCGGTCAGCTCCCGGAAGAACACACAACATCGGAAGCATGAACCTTGCTCGCAAACTTTTTGCGCAGTGTCAATGGGGAAACATCAGACTGCGGACTCATCGCTCATACCCAAAGCACGTACGACCCGCCCCAGAAACTCCGTGCCCGGCTCTATACCGGCGCGCTGGCTCGCTTCCAAATAGCCGTGTGCAAGCCCTACGGCCAATTCGCCAAAGGCTTGCGGATAGGCTTCAACGAAGGGCGTGATCGACGCCAAGCCTTCCCCGAACGCTGCCGCTGCCCGTTCAAACTGACCGTCTTGAACAAGCGATTGTCCGAAAGCGCCAAGGCTCGTCGCCAGATCGGGCAGGAAGGCGTCTGGGCGGGTTTCGGCCAGACGCCGATAGATGTCCACCGCCTCCTGGCTCGCCGCCAGCGCCTCCTCGCGGCGGCCAAGATTGGAAAGGCGGATACCGAGGTTATTCAGGCTCATCGCCAGATTGGGCAGGAAGGCGTCTGGGCGGGTTTCGGCCAGACGCCTTCGGATGTCCACCGCCTCCTGGCTCGCCGCCAGCGCCTCCTCGCGGCGGCCAAGATTGCA